TTATTTTTTTCGTTACCGAAATCTGTAAGTTTAGGTTTTATCAATTGTACCATCGTTATCCTCCTTTTGCAGGTTTTTAATATCCTGAAGCAGCGTTTCTAAGGCGCTGAGTCTGCCCCGAGCATACATTAATTGATTAACCGAATCAACCCCATAGCAAAGATGATCTTTGATATCTTTTACAGATTTATTTATCACATTAACGATTTGTTCTTTGGTGTGATAATCTAAGATCATAATTTAAATTGTAGAAGTACTTGTAATTTTTCTTCTGCTTCTGATATTTTTGTAATTAGTTTATCGATTTCATCTAAGTGTTGAGGATGCTCTCCAATTGCTACAGGTTTTTCTAAATAAATTTGTATAGTTGCATCCGCTTCAGATATTTGAGCATTATATCTGTCTTCTAACGCTTGTAATAGTGTTCTTCTTAGACTCATTAAGAATCTATATATTATTTATATGGAAAGTAAATACTTTTTATTTTGCCTTGAGTTCTAAGTTTTTTAAGGTCACCCTTACTTAATTTAGAATAATCTATTTTATTATCCTTACGATTACCATAAAGAAAAGTCCATGACCATGAAGTTAAAGCAGTTGAGTAATGATATATTTTTTTTACAAACCAAGTTATCATTATATTTTTTGCATCTCTGGATTAGTTGATAAAATATTTTTCTCTGCTCTAGGTCTAGCTATAGAATCTTTACTTCTTTTTCTTAGTTGAGCAATAGCAGATTCTTTCATCTGTTTTTCTTTTTTAAGTTTTTGTAAATCTCTTTCTAGGTTCATTTTTTATCCTTATTCATTCCACCTCTAAAGATCTGAGTTCCCTTTATGCCATAGATGCTCGCTACAACAAGAATCCACAAATTTGTAAACCAAGACGGAAGCTGAGAGAACATATCAAAAAACAATTTTACTTTGTCCATAGCTGTTGGATCATCCGATACGACTGCCCAAGCTAAAATTGCTATGGGCAAACTTAGTATTACGAGGACCGCCTCGTCCTTCCAGTCCGATTGTCTAGCCTCTAATAATTTACCCTGATAAGCTTCCTCACCTCGGGCCATCTTAGATGCATGCATAAGCTGTGCATCTGACATTGCTATTTTAGTTCTTTGTTTGTTAGCGTAAATTTTTGATCCAGCAGAGACTGCAAGTTTGATAGCTGAAAGCCACATTATAGTTTGCCTCCCTTTTTAAGTTTTATTGGTGGAACTTTTGAGTTAGGCCCTTTTTTTGGTGGTGGTCCATAACTTACACCACCTGATAATCCTCCAACTTTGTATGCAACAAAATTAAAAAAATTTTCTTTTGGTTTTATTAATAATGGATCAATAGCTTTAGTTGCTTGTACTGGAGTAACCATTTGATTATTTCCACCATTCCCACCTCCAAGATTAGGTGGTGGTTTTGGTACAGTTTGTTTTTTTGTATTTGCACTAAATGGATGTTTAGTTTTTCTACTATCCATTATTTTTTGAACAAGGTTTAATCCAAGTGTTACAGGCCCCATGATAGGAATGTTTCTAGATTTTCTAGTTACATTATTTGAGACATTATTGTTTCTAGTATTAGTGTTGTTATTTATATTAGAACTAGTTTTAGCTGCACCTTGGTTACCTGATGAAAAAGGATTACCTGTAGTTACTGCAGACATTGACGAAGGTGAATTAAAAGATCCTCCACCTGGAGATTTTTTTCCTCCAGCATCCATGCCCCCACCCTTAAATTTTCTAATTTTTCTTTTCATTACTTTTTCTTCTTCCTAGCAATCTCAAGCTTCTCTTCTGCAATTCTAATTCTTTCTGCTGCTTGATCTTCATTGTTTTCTAATTTCATTTTTTCTAAATCAATTTTTTCATCAATTTCATTTTCTCTAATTTCATTACCATTAAAATCTTGCTCTGATTTTCTTTGAAGATCCATTGCTTTAAGATCTAATTCTCTTTCTTTCAATGCAACTAGTGGATCTTTCTGTTGACCCATAGCTTCACTCTGTGCTAACTCTAATGTTAGTTCTGAAACTCTTCTTGCTATCATGGATGCAATTTGAATCTGTGCTCCTTGTGGATCAGATTGAAGTTGTGCTTGCATTTCTGGATTATCAACAATCATTGCACCTATTTCTCCTTGAGCTTTCATTGAAACGTGTTCAGATATGTGCGCTTGTAGAGCTGAGTATACTTGAGGATTAATTTGAACCATTCTTGTAGACATAAATGCTCTATGTGTATTGATATGTGAATCGTGATCCTGTTCTGGGAATGCTCTTAAAGGTTTTTGTTGTAATACTTCCATATTCTCTATTGCAGGATCTTTAGGTGTTGGCTTTTCTTGTGGAATAAGTAGTTGATCTATATCTTGAGTCCCTAATGCTTCATATACTCTACGATATGCCTCTCTCAAGTTGTGCATTAAAGGATTTGACATAGCAATCTTTAAATTTTCGTTAGCAAGCGTTACTCTTTGTGCCATACTCATAATATTAGGGTCAGCAACTGGTATTACATCGACTCTTTCATCGAAATCAGTTTGTTTTACTGCTTGATCCGCACCATATACTGAATATGGGTAGATTGGTGGTAGATATGTACCAAATACTTTTGATAGTAGTCTAAATTCTCTACGCATTGAGTAGTAACATCGCTTGTGTATTGCGCTCATGACCCTCGATCCACGCTCTAATAACGAAACAGTTGTACCAACAGCTCTATTTTGCATATCATTACCTGTATCCATGTTAGTAATCGCTGCAAACTTCTGTCCTGCTTGGACAACAAAGCCCATTAATTGGTATAATGTAGCCGATGGCTCTTTAAATGGTAAAATTTGAAACTGATCTTTGATATTACCCCCAGGTGCATCCACATCTCTAAACTCTCCAGGTTGAAATGGTTGGTCATCATCTCTAATTCTTATACCTCTAGACTTAAATCCTGCAGGTAAGTTAGATAATGTACCTGCATCTAGTAATTGTCTTAAAGATTGTGTAGCTGTTCTAGATAATCCACCTATCATGTGTGTTAAACCAAAACCATAAAAACCTAATCCTGGTAAAAATTTAAAATGTACAAAGTATTCTTTTCTTTTTTTAGTCTCATCATTGATATCGTAGTTATGATAGATAGATAAAACTTCTCCTGAACCTTCATCTATAGTTACAATGTAAGGAATTTTTACTTCTTTTTCTGAATTGTTGTTTTCAAACTCTTCTAGATTTAAATCAACATGCATCTCAAGGACTGAATATGAATATTGTTTATCAGTTGAAGGTGTGACTCCTTCTAACTCTTGGTATTTTTTTTCAATATCTGTAGGGCCTGCTGCAGTTGGTTTTAATTCTACATCTCTATAAAATCCTACTGCTTGTTTTTTAAGTATCTCGTTCTCTCCCATTTTAATGACATGAGTAATTCTTTCACATTCCATTAAATCAGTTGCATAATATGGTACCACTAAATCTTCTGCAGGAATAAATTTAGATACAGCTCTTTGCATTACTTCATCGTAATAAACTTTTTTAAATGCTGATCCTGCTAACGCTAAATAAAATAACAATTGATCAAATTCTGGAGTGTACTCTTCCATCTCTTCGGTGATCATGTAATTCATGAAGTCCTGCACTCGTTGTGCTTGATTCATTTTTTGTTCGTCTTCAACTCCTAAGACTCTAGTTTTTACAGGCCCTGATGATGGGAGTAATTCTTTATAGGCTTGTGCTTGAAACGATGTTACGGCTTCGGATAATAGTGGATGAGTCACGGATGCCGAACCTTTAAACGGTCTAGTCATCTCCGTATGTTTGATTCCAAGAAGATCTAAATTATTTGTGTAAGATGTTTCCCAATCTTTTCTTGAGACTCTATCTTTTTTATAATCATCTAAAAGTTGATTAGACATTCTTTGTAGAACATCATCACTCATCTCTTCTGCAAGATTAGAATAGAATTGTTCTGTAAGATCGATAACTTCTTCTACTTCAGATTTCTCACCTTCTATCTCGATATCTACTTCTTCAGAATCAGGAGTTATTACTTCCTCTTCAATTGCTTTTTCAATTTCAGCCATGTTAAAAATTAATAAAGTTTAGTTGGTCTCATTCCGCCTTTAGCTAATCCGCCACCACGTGCTCTGATCATTTTACCTTTTTTGGCACCACCAAACATATCTAAACCAGAATTTTTTTTAGTTAAAGCATCGTACTGACTTTCAGATTTTGGCAT